GCGACGGCGAGGGCGAAGCGGGCGAAGCCGAAGGCGAAGGCGACGGCGAGGGCGAAGCGGGCGAAGCCGAAGGCGAAGGCGACGGCGAGGGCGAAGCGGGCGAAGCCGAAGGCGAAGGCGAAGGCGACGGCGAAGCGGGCGAAGCCGAAGGCGTAGACAAATCGGAAGGCTGGGGAACCGACCTCGCACCGGCAGCGCTAAATGGCAACGAAGACTACTCCCTGCTCAAGGGGAGATCCAAGAAAGACACGAACAGCGAGTAACTGCGGAGGTTAGCCGTGAGCGACAATAGGATCGGCATCTTCCGCGCGAGTGACCTCGCAGCGGATACGAACGGAGACGTGCTGTTCTTTGGTGAGGACTTGCGGTCCATGCTCAAGACAATACACTCCCAGGCAGCGGAACTCTCAAGCTCAGAGCATAAGGGTTTTGCATCCCCGACAGGTGGACTTCGCGGTGTTCGAATTGGCGAGGTCGCGGTACTTCCGGTGGAAGGTGACAATGCCATTTACGAGATCAAGGCCGAAGATGGGGTGGTAAACAAACCAGCCACCGGACAAACTCCGCCTGGAAAGGCCGGTTCCTGGACTGTTCAGACGTTAATCTTTTCGAAGGACGAATTTACCCTCGAGGCGGCGAAGACCTGGATCAAGGATCACGACGAATTCTCTAATCATGGCGCAGACGAAACAGACACCTCATATCGGTTCCGACAGTACGATCCCAGCCATTTCTCCAAGTTCAGGACGATCGTGATCACCGATGGGATCAAGGGTGTCTACGGCCAGATCTCGGAAACCAAACGAGACGACGACGATGGTGCCCAGGATGAGGTAGATTCAGCGATCGAGGAGTTCGATGCCATCCAGGCCCTAAACGCGGACATTGTAAAGCGTGGCGTCAGGCTGCTCCTGGGGTCGGAATCGGTCTCGAAATCCGACGACGATACCGAGGAGCGGTTTGTTCTTGGGCTCGTTTTGGAGCCTAACGACGGCGCAGATGGCGCACCGCTCAAACCTGATACTCAGGGCGACGTGTACAGCGCCAAGTCAGTCCGTGGCACAGCCCATAACTGGATGCAACGATACGGACAGATAGACTTGATGCACTCCTGGGAAGCCCTTGGCGCGGGCGCTGTGTCAGTTTTGGAATCCTACATCGCGCCGGTTGGTTTTGAGATCGGCGACGGAGAAGACCTGTACAAGGTGGTAAAAGGGACGTGGCTTCTTGCGCTCCGCGTGTTGGACGAAAAACTCTGGCAAGCAATCAAGGTGGGCGCGATCGGCGCTTTCTCCGTGGGCGGCAAGGCAACGCGGAAGCCCCTTGATGACACCACAGCAGGGGAGGAATGAGATGAATCCCGTTTTGATCAATAAAGCCGACGAAGACAACGACCCAGAGATCTTCCGCCTTGAGGACTTGGAAACAATGTTCGTTTCCCTCGTTGATAGGGGTGCAAACAGGCAGTCGAAATTCTTCGTGGTGAAGACCGATGACACCCATAGTGTGGCGCCTGAAATCGACGCGACACCGGAAGATCAAGAAATTCTGACAGAAGAGAAAAACGGCGAAGGCGAAGGCAGCGAAATAACCCCGCAAGACGGAGTGGATGCCGAAGGGAAGTCGAAATCCGATCTCGACTCCTGGCTGGAAGATGCCGGCACAAGGGCGGATGATATGCTCGTGGATTTAACCCTCGAGCTGGAGTCCGCCGCCAATCCATCAGGGGACGCTACCAAGTCCGGAGCCGGGGAAAATAACGCGCTGGTGATCGGTGACAGGAGGACCGCGCCCTCCGAAGACCGTAGCATGGATGCTGCTGCACAGTTGGAGCAGGATCTACAGAAGGCACGGGACGAAGCGAAAGCGAAAGCGATCGAAGCGGACCGGCTGAAAAAAGAGCTTGACAGGCGAGATCGCGACCTCAAAAAGGAGCGCTCCCGTGTGGCAGCTTTAAAGTCCACCATCGGGGCAGCAACCGCGCTTCCGACCGGCGAAATGCTGGCGGATGCTGGCTCGGATGAGCCCCCAAGCTGGGCAGGAGATCTTGCGGAGGAGGACGAGGCCGAGTAGCGGTCTCAGCGGAACAATAACAGACACACCCACTAGGAGGGTAAAATGACGACTCCGAACCAGACATATATGCAAAAGGCCGATCTCTCGATTGCCGACCTGATAGCGGACGGCGGATACCTGCAAGACGAAGAGGCCAAAAAATTCATACGCGACTTGATCAAGGAATCAATGATCGTGCGGATGTCAACGGTGTACGGGATGAAGTCCCACACCAGGCTGATCGACAAGATCGGATTCAGCGGTCGCGTGCTGCGCCCGGGAGTGAGCGCCCAGGCCCTTTCCGTGGCCGATCGCTCCAAGCCGACGACCGATCAGGTCACTCTCGCCTCTGAGCTTTTCAAGGCCGAGGTGAGGCTCAACGACGAAGTGCTCGAAGACAACATCGAAGGCGGAACGCTCCAAAAGACGGTGATGGCGATGTTCTCGGAGCAGATCTCCCTCGACATGGACGACATCGTGGTCAACGGCGACACCGCGTCAGCCGACCCGTTCCTGGCCAAGTTCGACGGTTGGTTGAAGCTGGCTGTCTCCCACGTCGTCAACGCCGGAACGGTCGCGCTCACAAAGGCCCACCTGAAGGCAGCCGTGAAGGCGATGCCGTCGCAGTACAATCGCAAGAAGGCCGCGCAGCGCTACACGATCTCCGAAGACGGGGAGGTAGACTATCGGGACGCCTTGGCCGACCGTGCGACGGTGCTGGGCGACAAGATGCTCCAAGACGACGTGCCGGTAAGGTACGCGAGCCGCCCGATTCTCCCGATCCCGGTATTCCCAGACGATCTCGGCGGCGGGAACAACTGCACGAACGTCATCCTCGCGGACCCGAAAAACTCCGTGGTAGGGATCTGGCGCAGGGTCAAGATCCGGACCGGCGTCGACATCGTGTCCGGCGAATGGATCGCAGTGGCCACTCTTCGCTTCGGCTTCCAGTGGCAGGAAGAAGACGCGGTGGTGAAGATCATCAACGTCAAGACCCAGTAACGGAGGCGATCTCGACACGAAAGGAAAAACCCCAGTAGCGGATGATAGCGCAGCTGGAAAGGAAGTAACCCAATGACGGCAATAACAGAAATCAGCGTGGGCCATTTCTCCGGTGGGATGGCCATAACCGGGGAACGAGCCGGCGAGGACATACGCTCGCTGGAAGAACTGATAAGAGAACTCCAACAGGCCAAAAACAGCGGCGCGATCTCCCAGGTGGCAGACTTCCAGGATACGGCAGCCACGCTCAATCGTGGCTACATCGCAGCCTCAGACGGGGAGATCGCTTCCGTACAGGCGTTCGCCGAGGTGACTGCCGCTGCCGGGGAGGATATGGCGGTCGACATCACGATCAACGGCGTAACTGCCTTGACCGGGGCGATCTCCATCGACAACGCGGCGGGCATTCTCGTGCAGGATGGAACCCTGGACCCGGCAGCCATCGCGTTTTTGAAGGGTGACAAGATCGCCGTGGATCGGGTATACACCCCCGGTGGTGCACCGACCCCAATGACGGGAACATCTGTCGCCGTGGGCTTGCGGCTGTCGGAGTAGGAGATAGGAAAGGTCCGAGTAACGGACGCAACTGAAATAATTTTGAACCCCATGAATGGGGAAGGAGAACGCAATGCCAATCGGAGTAATCACCAGAGACGACCAAGGTGGCCAGAGGGTCCAGGCGCCGGTCTTCATCGACCGGATTTCTTTTGCGGGAGACGGCACATACCCGGCGGGTGGAACGCCCGACTTCCAGACGTTGGTCAGAGCCAAGACAGGGGACTCGCGCGAGATCATCGACATCATCCCCGGGAACTGTGGGGTTTACCTCCCCATGTACGACAAGGCCAATGATAAATTGTTCGTTTACGATCGTACTACCAACGCGGAGTCGGCCGTGGCAAACATGAGCGGGACCACGTTCAATCTGACCGTGATCAGCCAGTAACGGAGGCCGCGAGAGCGAAAACGATTTGGGACCAGGGCATAGGGCTCCAAATGAACTGAGTTCGAGCCCTTGCCCTGGAACCGATCTCGATAGGAGGTAAAGGATTAAATGATCAAGGCAGCACGTTTGAAGGAGAGAAACCCACAGTTAGGCTTCGGTATGCGGACGTATACCACGGCCTCTACAGGGACCAAGTACACGTCTGGCCATGTCGGCAAACCATCGCCGCTGCGAATCGTTGCAGACATCCGCGAGTTGGAGGAGATCAAGGAGATCGCCCAATTCGAAATTCTGGAGTTCCAGTCTGCGGGCGATCTGTACGAGAAACTTCAGGTCGAGATGGAGGAGAGGTCCAGACTTGGGCAGCCAGCGGTGCGTGCCGAGGTAATCTCCGAGGCAGGGGCCTTGGATGGCCCGGTTTCTCCGCTTGTCGCGGATCGTAAACTCGACGACATCACACCCGGCGATGAGCTCCAGGCTGAGGACACGTCCGATGACGACGACGAGCTCCAGGCTGAGGACACGTCCGATGACGACGATGAGCTCCAGGCTGAGGACACGTCCGATGACGACGACGAGCTCCAGGCTGAGGACACGTCCGATGACGATGAAAAGCCCCAGAACGAGGATGAAGATCCAGAGATCGACGAAAACGAGGATACTGCGAAGGAGTCCAAGCACAGGGCCAAAAGCTCGAAGACCAAAAAGGCGAACAAGGGGCGCAAGGCCAAGAAGTAAATCGTCCCGCGTGGTGGCCGCGATAGCCACTAGAGGTAAAGGGTAAGAATGAACGAAAGAACCGCACCGAGGGAGGCGCGTTATAAGACTACTCTAGATCTCGCATTCGCTGGATACGCGCATATGAACGGGTTACGGCTCATCAGCGCCCGCCAGAAGGAGCGAGAATTTGCGTTTGTCTTTGATGACCCCTCCACCGAGGACAACCAGGATGGACGGTGGGATGACCTCATGATGGGATTTGCAAACAGCGAGTGCGCGAAGTATGATGCGTCGATCCGAACATTGAAAAAACTGTGCAAGCGCGGCGGTCGCAGCGGTCGTCGCGACAACACCAAGGGAGGGGCGGATGCCCGATATTGATCCTTATAAAATTCTGGATGAGGCCGGGGCTGGGGCCGTCCCGCTCCGCGTTGATTTCGCCCTTGGCAATAAGGATGGCCTCGACTTCGGAAGCATCCAACTTGCGGCAGACACCACAGTCGGAAAGGTCTGCACTGCCACATTCTGGGTGACAAACGACATGGCCGCGGATCTGCCGTCAGTAGGAGATGCAGGGTGGCACGATGTCACCGCGCAACTCACAGTCGTTGGTGCCCTTGGACCGGCCCAATCAATTGCGGCTATTATATTCGAGGACCAGAGTCCGGTGCTGCAAGCGGTCAAGGGTCGGCTAAAAATTGTCATCGACGGAGGCACTGCTTATACTGCCAAGGCGTGGGTGTCAGACTCGAAAGCAATGGCTGGAATTCAGTTATAGGTCCATAGGAGGGATGCGCCGTGACGATCGTAAGGCTGGGCTGGAGCATGGACGGATTCTCCCCTGCCGTGGACATCGCCACGCTGCTCGCCGATGGATGGGATCAACTCGTCGTCGAGCGAGACGACGCCGGATGGATAGAGATCACCCCGTCGACCGCTCGTCTCCCAATTGTGGAGAACTTCTTCTTGTACGCATGGCATGACCCCGCAGGGGACGCTACAAAGGACTACCGTATTAGAATCCGGAAATCGGCCGATGGAACGTACTACACGAGTGATAATACCTCCGTCACGAGGGCCGCTCGTGGCTACTGCACGATCCAAGACATCCGAGATGAAGGCTTCGCAGATCCCCCCGTTACGGACGCGATGATTACGATAGGGATCGCCCGCGCGACAGAGTACATCGACCGCTACTGTCGGCAATGGTTTGAGCCCAGATGGCGGACGATCATTCTTGACGGTGTGCGGCTTGATCAAATGCTGCCAGATGTTCCGATTATCGCCCTTGCCCAGGTGTTTTTAGAGGATGACGAGCAGGGGCTGGCCGATCTGCGGATTTACAATCGCCATCTCACCAATGGAACTACGTCGCCCGATGACAGGGCGAATCCGCGCGTTGCTTTCGCACAAGACACAGAATACTTCGATCGTAGCCTACGCACGGACTTCGGGCGCCGATTTCCCTATGGGCGGAAGAATGTCAAGCTCGTCGGCCTGTTCGGACACACGGAACTCGGAGAGGGCGACGCAATCGGCCATACGGCGGCAGATAGCCAGATCCCTCTCTCTCTCGGCCAGACACCGGCATTGATCAAGCGTGCTGCGGTCTTGCTCTCATGCACGCTGATGTATACCCTGGCGTCGGGGAGAGCCGCGTCAGCGTTGATTGCGTCCCGTGTGGTGGAAGACGAAACGAAAGATCAACGCTATAAAGTCCAGGGCAAAACGGCAACGCAAATTGACGGACAGGGCCTATTCGGGGACGAATTCGGGCTATCAGAGGTTGACGCAATACTCGCGGGCTTCGCAGCGCCATTGAGTGCCGGGGGCGTTTAATGGGATACCGTGGGCGTCTCATCCATAAATTTCTCTGCGACCTTCGCAGATTAGACACGGCAGCTACCGCAACCGTAGTAGGGGGCGGATATGACGACGTGTTCAACGAGGCGTTGCCCATCGCCGATGGATCGCAGGTTGGGGCACCCTCGAGACGGGAACATGCACAGGTGCTCCTTCCGTGCCAGGTAGATCGGATAGATTGGGGCGACGATGAAATGCTCAGAAGTGGCCACGATACGGAAACTAAAATCCTTTTGCATCTGTTCATGGAAGATGTAGAGAACGCGGGGCTTGTAGATGATAACGGAGCGCCGAAGATCTACGCCGGTGACAGGGTGGAAGCCATCCTAGACGAAGCCGGAAACGTGCAAGAGAAATTCCCCGATCCGCCGGGGATGTTCGTCACAGGAGTCGAAAGGGCCGGATATGGCCTGGACATGGGCAGTCCAGCGCGCTTCAACCTCCTCACGCTCACGGTCTCGAAGCCGCGACAAGGTGGTGAGGCATGAGTGCGTTTTCCCTTCATGTATCAGGGGTGGCAACGACGCTTGCGCGGTTGAGGACCACAGAACGGAGGATTGTGTGGGCTTTGAATCGAGGCGTAGCTCGCCAAGCCATGGCGCTCAAAAAAGAGATCCAAACTGGATTGCGGAACCAATCGCCCGGTGGCTCTCCCATCC